AGGCTCTAATCTATCGTAACTGCCCTTGTCTGCCATAATTTTTGTGTTCTTGACTTGATTCAAATACAGCCTGTGAAACACTGAGTCATGGTCACCAGTGGTGCTGGTTGACTCAAGTATGACACCGGGAGTCTGGTTCTGTATGGAGTCTGAGTTGTTCCTTGGTGTGTAGTTCGCTGGTGTGAGGGACTCATCGACCTCGTCATCGGAGGAGAAGCCCTCTGAGGTATCCCCTACGAGGCTGTGGTCATATAGCAGTTCATCGCCTACGTTTATCTCCTCTGTATCCACGTCGATGTAACCGCCGGGTGCGAACAGCGTATGCCCTGATGCGATTGAGTTGATGATGGCGTCATAGATATATTCACTACCAGAGACTAGAGTATCGGAGGACGGAACCGTCTTCTCCACCATGAGCAAGGGTTGTACTGTGCCACTCATGCTCGCACCAGTTAGGTCGATTGCGTTGTAGTGTATCTCAACAAAAGGCGCTAGGGTGGGTGTTAGTTGCGTAAGCCTCGGTACGTGTAGTATAGCGACCCTGCTTTCTTTTGATGGCTTGACATGATACTTGCGTATGTCGTCGCTGATGTGCGTCTGCGCATCGTCCGCATCGTATACTTGGAAGGGTGGTATGGGCCCCTTGAGGGCAAAGGGCGTGTAGTCGAAGTTAGGACCACCAATCGCTATGAGTTTCCTTTTACCAGCGGGCGGGCTAGTGGTGTTGTTGTATGAGTTGAATGCCACAGTCACAGTGCTGGAGTCAACTACGTTGACAACCTCCATGTTACCGAACTCACGATACACGTCGACAACGCTATTCATCGAGACTCTGTTGTGTATGCCCGTTTGCACTTCGTCATAGATGATTTCTATGACATCAGCAGACCCATCAGCCCTCTGGTCTATTATCTCCTCAGAGGATTTTGGTAGCATTCTCAGGTAGCAATGGCCCTCGACATGGTTGTTGGTATGTCTCCCACTATGGCCTATCTGATACGCCTCATCGACCGTTGTCGGCCAAGTGACTGCAAAAGGGTTGTTGGAGTCAGAGGATGTGGTGGCCATGGCGGATGAGTAGACGAAACCATGATTCTGGAACTCACTCTCGTCAATCACCATCTGCCCTGTCCTATCAATAATCTGAGATGTGAAGTGTGGAGGTTGGTAGGGATTGCCAGTCGCTGAGTCTAGGAGAAGGTCGGAACTCACTACAACGAAGTGGTTGTCCACTCCAGTGCTCCTAGTGTGTAAAGCAGGTATCATGCCGTTGGTTGAAGAGGCGAAGTCTAGGTGTATGCTGGACACAAGTAGGTTGCCTGTATCGACGTTTATGCTGTGTAGCCTAACTCTCTCAGGTGGTTTGCTGTTAGGCGCTTTGGTATCAGGGTCAATCCCATCCGGGTTGATTAGGAGGTTGTAGGGCGTATGGGAGATAGCGTGTGTGGATAGAGAGCCGGACTGATAGTCTAGAACTTTGTAGTCACCACTAGAGTATTTGTGCACACCGGTGGAGTCCTTAGAAAACACGTAGTTACCGGAGACTGTGGATAGACCAGTCAGACTCTTTGCCAACGTTGTGGCATCTGTGCTGGACATGCTGATTTGGGAGATTGTAACACTAACCCCATCCATGGTGGTGCTGTTGTTTGCTATCGAGGAGAATGTAAACACACCCTCTATTGGTGATATTGGCTCTTCGAATCTATACAACAGCAGAGTCTCAGCATCCAAGTAGGGACCATTGCCATCAACCATGGTTGGGCTGAAAGCAGCACTGAGGTGTATACCCTCCATAGTGCCACGGAAACGACCACCCTCACCACCGATGAATGTACGGTGAGACGATGACCTGAGTGTCAGTCCCTTGTCCTTTGTTGACTTTGACGCCACCATGGCCCCATTGACATACAACTCCACCGCTGATGGTCTAACTGCTGCTACCACGTGAATAAGTGGTCTGTGATTCCTGTTCAAGTCAGTGGCATCATCACTACCACTGACGAATCTGTTGTACGAGTCCTGTACTCCTTGATACTCTATGTGGGGATAGACAGTTCCCTCGTATCTGTTGGACTCCTCGTTCGCCGTGGTTAGTGTGACAGTTGTGTCTCCTTGGTCTCCTGTGAGGTGCGCTACGAACACCGCAGGACCGGGTGTGTCTACGTTCCCTAGCGATAGCCTGAACTGCCCCTCCTTCTCGATGATTGTACCACCGCAGTCCGGTATGACCCACGCCTCGATTGTGATATACCCGTTGAAAGCCCCGGACGTAGCCCCTTTTGACCTGTATGAGAGGGGAGCGTCAGGTGAGAGGATGTTTCTGACATCGTAGGTGTCTTGGGTTGTTTTCTCACCCAACGTGGAGAAGGCACCCTCAGGCACCACGATGCTGTCAGTGATACCGTTGAAGAACATCGCATGGTTCTTACGGGTAATGACTGTCACTAGTTCTCCCCCATCAAGATAGTATCATGTTGTCTATTGGCGCGAATATCAAGTTGAACGAGTACACAGACTCACCAGCATCATACGTGATGTCGAGTTTCTGCACCGCTCCTTGGATACCCTTGCGCTCATCCTTCAAATCCATCTCGACGCTTGCAGGATGGTCATTGCCCTCCGATGTCTTTTCTTTGCCGTAGTAGAAACCAGTGGGCATGAAGAAGTTACGCGCTACATACAACTCACCGTTCTCTGCTTTTATCGTGGAGTTGTATGGTATCTGTATACCAACGATGTAGTCCCTCAGGTCGTTTCTGTCTCTGGCTATTTGCCTGCTCTCCCTCACGGCAAATCGAGAGACAAATTTGCTTCTTCTTGAACTGTTGTTGATTACACCGTAGAGGTCCTGTACCTTGTCACCTGCTGATTTTATCGTCCTGTCAGACCCACCCGAGAACTTCACTACTATGGGATGCACGAAATAAGCACCAGCAACGGTTTCTGTGGTAAAATCGGGTGTAATGATTATCGCACTGGTGGAGAGTCCAGCAGTGGCCATTGTGATGCTCACAAGCGTGCTTGCATCAGACAACGCACCACTGGAGGTTGCCTTCTTACCAGCGTTCGTGGGGACCGTAGCGGTGTACTTGGATGAGAGTTGCGCGTTGATGTATGCGGCGACACCCGTGGCAATCTGCTCAGGTGTCGCATCACTGGTGTTCACTAGCACCGTGGGTGTGCTACCAGCGCCACCATTGGATGAATACGCAGTACCACCAGCGCTAGCGGTGTTTGTGAATGATATCAAATCGAATTCACTAATCTGTGATGCGGTCTTGGACTGTAGTCTGAGATTTCGACCGAGTAATGCTGTTAAGTTGGTGGACGAAGCCCAAGAGGCAGCCACAGCGGTTTGAGTTCCGCTTCTGTCATTTATTCGATGACCGAAGTCTATGGTCGCAGAGTGCGCTGCTTCTGGCGTGCCGTCCCTATCATCGCTGATTACACCCTGAATGTTGATGAAGGCCTTGTTTATGTTCCAGTCCATTCCTATTCTTCTGCTGCCAGTCCATGGTAACGCCGCACCACCGACTTTCCTTGTCGTGCTTAGAACCATGCTAGTAGCGTCTAACTCAATGAGCCTTCCATTCTCTTGAACCAGTCTGATGGGAACGGCCTTTGCCATCAACCATACCTCCCACTCATTGTTCCCCCACCAACACTGCGTGCAAGTTCTTGTTGTATCAAGTCACCAATCTCCCTAGCCAACTCCCTCTTGTCGGTAGCGTCGGTGATACCACCAAGGTTGAATGTCATCTCGAAGTTATACGACACACCGCCTGACACGGCTGTGCCTACGGTAGTGCTACCGCCTCCACCGCCACCACCGATGCCCAGTGCATCACCTATGCCACCTACGACTCTTTTACCGAAATCGAATATACCGCTTAAAGCACCACCAATCGCATCGAATATCTTTCCGAGCGTGTTGTCGTAGATAGTCTGCATCATGCCGGTGATTGAGTCCCATGCACTACCAATCGCACCAAATACAGCGTTTGCAGCATTTTGCAAACCCTCGAACACCTTGCCGAGAGTTGCGTCGTATATCCTACCCATCATGTCCATGACGTTGCTCCACAATGACTTGAGGCCATCAAACGCCATAGACGCCCCTGTTTTGAGACCATCCCAAAGTCTACCGAAGGTGCTGTCCCATATTGTCTTGGCATTTTCCAGCGCTTTACCCCATTCACCAGTGAAGAGGTTGAACCAGAACATCATCCCTTCCTTCATCAAGTCCCATATCGGCATAACCACCGAGTTCCATATTGATACGATTGCGTTGGTCAAAGGCTCAAATGCTTCTTTTATGAATTCGAACGCATCAACTGCCTTGTCCTTAGCAAAGGCAAATGCCTTGCCTAATGCTTGACCTATTTTTGATGCTGCGCCACCTATTACGCTCATGCCTGCGCTAATCGTTTGTAGAACACCCTGCATAGCATTGAGAGTGAGTAAGGCAGACTGTAGTCCAACTGCCATTAGAAGTCCTCCTCCATCTCAAGGAATGTGTAGTCGAACTCGACAGTGTCATCGCTCTCTGAAACCTTCTGTTTCTTTTGCTCTAGCCTTTCCTCCTCATTGATTGCAAGAGCCCAAGATAGGGATTGTCTGAAGATTGGCTCGCTCATGTTGTAGACCTCGTGTAGTGATATGCTGTAATGTTTCGCCACGATATAGGCGAACAGTTGCATCTGCATCTCTAAATCTTCTGAAGATTCTATTCTTCTCTTCTTTAGAAACTGCCGAACTTTCAACTGTTCGCCTTCGTAAAACCCCCTTGCATTGCCTCCGCCAACTCATCTGGCTTAGGTAGTAGTGATGCTATCTGTTGACCGACGTATGCATTCAGGTTCATCATGTCGTCCACAGTTAGGTCGGGGTTTGTTCTAACGACCCACTCTGAGAATGCGTAACGCCAGTATCCATCTAGATTCAAAGACACATCATTGCCCTGCATGGAGAACATGCTTTGGGCTGCTTTCTGAACGTCAAAAAACGTAATGTCTCTTACCCAGACTTCCATCTTCATATCTGGGTTATCGCGGTCTGCACTGATTTCGTGCCTTTGTTCACTCTTCCTCGTAATTAGGTGATTCTTGTCTACTATCGTCATGTTGTGTCACATCCTCGGTTGCAGCCTCTTGCGAGGGGGCATCCGGCGTTACATCAGTAGCCTCTTGCAAGGGGACGTCAGTTTCGCCTTTGGTCGGTTGGTCGACTATACCTGCGTCATGGTGTCGGAGTCTTAACACTACCTCAGATTTAGTGCCTCTAATGGTTATTCCTCGCTCTTTGCACAATGCCTGTAACTCACGCACGGTGAACGAGTTGTAGTCTATCTCTCCCCCGAATGGATTGTTCCTATCATCGATTACAGTCTCTTCAACGACAACCTCTTGAGGAGCCTCCACAATCTCTGCTTCCTCCTCCTCTTCCTCAATCTCCTCGACTCTCTCTTCAGTATCCTCAACCTCTGCTTCCTGTTCGGGTTGGACACCATCATCAACTTCCTCTATAACCTCCTCTTCAAACATCTCCTCTATGGCCTCTGCCACATCTGATACTTTGTCCCTCAGGACATCGAAGGCAGCACCGACCCAAGAGGGAGCATCATCCACAACCTCCTCTATGTGGCGGTTCCTTATCCTCTCCATCACTATGTCATCGACTGAACTTCTGCTAGACTGATTGAGCAGACTGTCGTGCCATTCCTGTTTGTAGACGGTAATCCCGTTGATGTCCAACAACCAATCGACGTACTTGCTGTGCGGATGCCTGCTGTAGTATTGAACTCTCTTTACCGGTTTTGGTTGTAGCATGGTATCCCTCAGGCATGGATGATGGTATCTGTTGCGATGACCTTTATTGCCTTTGGTAGTATCTTCAACTTTGCTCTTAGAGGGCCTTTGTCCTCTGGTATCGGTAGAGGCGCCTCTACAATGTAGTAGTCATCAATGAGTATGTCAATGCTTTCTGCCGTTCCGCTGGATACGACCTTATTGAATGAGAGGCGTATCATGTCGGAGTCTGTCTGTGCTGCCTCATCAGTATCATCGAAGTTCTCAACTGCTCTTCGCATGTTATGATAGAATAGGGGGTCGTCTACGATTATCTCCATCTCCAAGTCATACTCGGTCTTACCCTCAACCGCCAAGGTGGGGTTACGTGTCCCCGCAAATGGGACTTGGTCAGTGGCAGCGTTGCCTATGTTGGCAGCACCAATCGTGTAGTACTGCTGAACTCCGGTCCTACCGTTTAGAGTGAACGACACCACTTGTCCTAGTTGAGTGCCTAGCATGCTTATGTTGCCGTTGTAGAACATGAATGGCTTCTGTGTGCCCTTCTCTATGCCTGATTGCTTTCTCTTCACCTCAGTGTTAGCAGTGTCTTCGAAGAGCCTGTGTGTGTTGTACCTGTCACCGGGGTTAGTCGACTCCAACCTACCTGTGTCTGTATAGCACAGTGCTGAGTCGAAATTCACAGTCATGCGTAACGCAGCGTCTGTGTCAGCGTTCAGGGAGAAGTCCTTGACCTTACAACCCCTGAATACACGAGTTAACTGCTTGGAATCTGTAGTACCACCGTCAAATGTACCAGCATTGCTGTCTGTGTCCCTTCTTCTAACGCTAACTTCCATCGCAAATGAGGGGACAGTGGTGCGTGAGAAGAATAGGTGATTGACGGGATTGGACAAGGCACCAGTGGTTTTGTTTCTGTGTGGACTACCATTGCTTGAGTCTGTCTGGTATCTAGCGAAGTAAACTCTGGCATTGTTGTCATATGCGTAGTGAAGAGGGTCATCCAACCAGACCTTTGCATCACCACCGGACATGCTTATCGCCACTATCCTTCTGACCTCCTCCTTGATTGCTTTGTCAATTATCTGAGTGGCGTTGACGTTAGGCCACGCATCCGCCGCTAGGTCCCCACCGACACCAGTGTCCCTGTAGGTCTGCACATCGACTCTGTCGACCGTGTCACTAGCACCATCGATGAAGATGTAGTCTCCTACTTTCAGGTCAGCGCCACTACCACCGTCCGCTGGTATTCTGGGATTGGTACTACCACTGCTGTCGAAGGTGATGAATGACGTCCCAGCCTCGGTTGCTGCTGCTAGTTGATACGTATCACTCGCGTGGCCCTGTTGCCTCACATTGTCTGCGTTTACGACTTCTTGTCCTAAGCAGTAGTAGAACCACCTACCGTTGTGTATGTTGCAATCGAATGAGCCACCCACGTTGGTGAACCTACCGGGGACCTGCACTGCCACATCACGACCGAGACCCACTACGTGATACCTCTTCAGGTCAACTTTGGTCTCAGGAAGAGAGACTGTGCTCACCAGTCCAACGAATTGGTCCGTCAAGACACTCTCAGCAGATGCATTAGCAGCATCATCATGAGCCATGTCAACGTCGATATTGGGCGTTGCGAATGGTAGGATGGTCATTACATCGTTCGACTCAGAGTCCTTGTCAGCAGCGCTATGGTCAGTTTTCAACGCTGGTGTTATAGTAATCTCAGTCTTACCGTCATTGTCATTGTTAGCGTCATTGGCAACTTCCTGCTTGATGATTGTGAACATTCTGCCGCTGTTGCCGTAGTCATCGTCCTGTGAGAAGTTGGAACTTCCGGATGCTATCGAGAAAATAACTTTGCTACCAACCAACATGCCGTTTGGAAACTCAAGTATACCGCTGTTTACTGGTGTATTTGCGGCACCGCCGCTGAGGACGATTACACTGGTGTCTTTGACCAAGTCTTGATGCGGTGCGTTAGAGGCATTGGCGCCAGTTTCGAAGGAGGCAGTGAACTTGAAGGAGCCTGCGTAGTTATGCTCCAAGCGTATTGCAGACTCGTGCCCGAATGTTACTTCGGACAAATCCCCACGATAAACTGTCGACGGCATGGCTTCCTCTCACCTCATGGGATTAACTCTGCAAAGATAACAACTTCTATCTGGAAGGTCATTCTAAACAGTTTCTTGCTCCTATCTGACAAATCCGTGCGAGTTTTGTACACCAATCTGTCAAAGTTGACACCGTCGCCTTTTCTGTTCAGATGAATGCATCTTCTCAACTCGTTCTCCATCTTTTGAAAATGCGTGCGACTCCTCATGGTTCGCATGTCTACGGTGATGTTTATCCTAGTCGTCACGAAGTCATACAGCAACTCAGGGGTCTCCTCGTTGTGCGCTGTCTCAAAGACGAGTAAGAAGTCAGTCTTATCCAAGTCCAGACGCTTGCCTCTCTCAGGTCCGGTCTCGGCTATATCAATGATAACGGGCTTGTAGTTGTCAGTGTTGCCCCTGCTCCAGTTATCACTGAGCACATCAACCACAGCATCAATGCCCTCTTTGAACGTCGCTACCATAATTAGAACTCCATGAACTCTTTCTTCTTCCTCTGTCGGTCATAGGCGTCGTGGTCAGGGAGAATGACGCCTCCCTCGTTTCTTAGTTTATACTCAATTAGTATGGGAGATTCAGTCATCATTCTTCGGTTGACCCTGTCCTGCAATAGGGCCTCATCCTCGAACGATAAGTCATCACCATCAAGACCCCTCTCGGTTCTCTCTACGGCCTCCCTGTAGTCAGAGCCCTCTGTCACTGCTTTCTGTATTTCTTGCTGGACATCACCACTGCCTAGTGCAGCATCGAGTGTCTTCTTCCACTCGGCATAGACAAGTCTCTCCATTTCCTTACTCAAAGGAAATCACCTCTATGTATCTAGGTAGAGTCCTATCGATGTCCTGTCTGTATAGTTGTATCTTGGATGAGAGGTCAACGTTCTGCGTTCCCTCTGGTATGAGTACGCTTCTGTCATCGCTTAGCAGTAACTCAATGGCCACCATCTTGGTGCACACGTCCTCTATTGCCTTCTCGACGTATCGCTCACCGTAGATGTATGCAACCTTGATTGCATTCCACTCGAAGAATGGGTATGAGTTGTTGAAGTATACTATGCCCATCTCATGGTCTACCCAGTAGTCCCTCAGCCTCGCCCTATCACCGCTGGAACTACCACCTTGCAAGTCAACCTGTAGTATGTTTTGCGTTACAGTGAGCCCATTCAAATCGTCCACAGAGGAGCCTACAACGGAAGCGCACCCAGTGAATGTCGTGGCTGTCTTACCTGTGTATCTAATGGCCGTATCACCAACGGATAGAACACCAGCAGAAACAAATCCAGATGTTGAGTCAACAGTTAGGACAGTCGTTGTGGCATTGCTGACAGTTGCGGTTCTTGTTTGTACTTGGTCCAATTCAATACTGCTGTCTGTTACAACTATGCTACAGGTCTCACCAGCCTGTGTGGACCTCATGCTAGAAATCTTGATTTGGCCGCTACCATAGTCAGCGTTAGCAGTGGCTAGGAACTCGTTATGGACACCGACGTTTGACGTGCTACCCTCTAAGGTGAAGGCTGGACTGAAGTCCACTGCTGCTTTGCTCACCCTGTCCTCCTTGTTGATGAGGTCAGCGAGATTCTGCGCTGTGGTTATCTTATCGAAGTCTGCTCTCCACTGACCACTACCTGTGCCTATAGTAAGCGTAGCAGCAGCACCATTTCCGGGCGATAGGACAATTGAGCCAGATAGTGAGCGTGGGTCGTCTGGTATCTTGATACGAGCCTCAGCGGCACCAATCTCCCTGTAATCATCACCTTGCCATAGTTCTATACGTAGTAGTTGTTGGATGTTCCTGAACAAGAGAGGGGCTGTACCGACGTAATCCGTGTAGTACCTTCGTCTATATGGTTTGTAGGTATCGAAGTTGATGTACTCGGCGGAGACGAGGTTTGGTCTCCATGAGTTGTGAGTCGTGTTGTCTATCCTGTCTTGTGCACGCAGGATGAGTTGCTTCACCTTGTCGTGTGTTATGCCTCTAGTGCTTCCGTTTGTGAATGAGGCTTTGTTCTGCACGAATGGATTGTCAGCAGTCTGGTAGTCAGTGTCCGTTATTGAATCTGCAAACCCGAGTCTGACTCCGTTGATGTTAGAGGTTATTGCAGTGATTACCCTCTCTATGCCCAGAGGGTCAGCGTCACTGTATATCAGAATCGTGTCTCCTACTGCGAATCCGATGTTACGGAAGTCAGTTCCAGTAACGAAAACCCCTGTACTACCAGCGTCTGCTGCCATTGCCACTGCTTCTTGAGGGCCTATCTCCAACAGGTCAGCGACCTTCTGTGGTGTGGTGTAGACAAGGGCATCAGGGTCAAGGGGTCTTGTCTCAGGCTCACCGGGACTGAAAACCTGTGGCATTAGAGCCTTGCCTCCTCATCTCTAGTTGCTAAGTTATACTCCATTGGTCTGCTACACGCACCGCAGGTCTCTCTCCACATGAAGTGGAGGAAACCACAATGCTTGCACCTAGTTCCAGAACCTATGTTCAATATGTCCGCAACGTCCTTGACGCGCTTGTTTTGCTTACTTACAGTGCCCTTGAGAGGGTTGGGGTTGTCCCCAACCACTCCATCGTCGTACTTTATGTCTGAGCGTACTGATTGTTTTTGAGCGCGGGATATGTCTTCGATATCAAGTTCTCTCAATTCGAAACCCATTCATACCCCTCACCATCAAACGTATGTCACCAGTATGTAGACATTACCCAAAACCGTAAACGGGTCCGACGCTATCAGGCTAGTAGTGCTTGACGCATCACTCAACGTACCAACAGCAGTTGCTATGGTCGTTGATAATGTGGACGTGTCAGTGAACTCCTTCGGTGAGAAGGGTCCAACGACTTTGTATTTCGGTGTTAGGTTAGCCATTTAGGTCACCGCCTTAACTGCGGTGTCCCATAGCGAACCATGTGCCGTCTTGCCCATTTACGTTCTGGATGACTAGGGTAGTGCCGTTGATGAGTGCGAACACTCCGTCGACTCCTGCTCCAGTTCCAGCGGTACCGCTTCCTGCAACCGCGTTGCATGCAACTATGTCGGCTAGTAGACCAGATAGGTCAATGCTGCCTCCTGCATCGCTTCCGCCATTGGTGAAGGTTCCAGTAACCATTAGTAGGTTACCGATTGTGTGTGGTCGTGTGTCTATTGTGCTTTCAAATGCCATCTATTTATTCCTCCTGTGTTGTCTCCTCGACTGGTTCTTCTACTGGGGCCTCTTCTACTACAGGCTCCGGTGCGACTACGGGTGCAGGTGGGTTGAGGACCATGTCAACCAGACCCAATAGTTTGGTCTTGGTTTTGTATCCTCCACCCACGCTGCTTCCGTTATCCTCTAGCCATTTGATTATGTTGGCTCTAGTCCAACCCTCATCTGGCAATCCGTCTCCGTCCAAGTCGATTTGGACTCCTTCGTCTCCCTCAATCAGAAACACTGCGTCACTGATTTTCCTACGGTGCTCATCTAGCCATTCCTGACTGACTTCCCTTGTTTGCCCACGAATGAAGGCCGGGACTTTGGGGTCCGGGCTCTTCCTCTCGTAGAAGGGTCCTTTGTAGGTCATGCGGGGCACGAAAAACCACCTCAGACCACTACTAGCAGTAGTTCTGCTCCAGTCGTGTCGTTGGTGGTACCGTCAGTTGTCGCTTCTATGTCGAAAGTAAGCACGAGGTCGCTGGTTTTTACCACTGCAAAGTTAGCAGTTGCGTCTGCGTGCTGTCCTACCACTGTCAAGATTTTGCTGCACTCGCCGCTTAGGGTTAGTGTTTCACCCTCGGCTAAAGCGCTGTTCATCGTAACAGCGAGAAGTCTTGGACTCCTTCTGTTTGCCACCTGTGTGTTAGATGCTGCGAAACCACCAAGGTTACCGGGGTAACCGTCGGTTGATTGTCCGTCGAGCCATAGTGTCTCGCTCTCATCGCTACCAGCCCATAGACCAAGGTCTAGGTTGACCGTGGTAGTTGCGCTGCCGCTTGTCGTGTATGTTATTCCTCTGTGTGTTGTTGCTGCCATATCATTTCACCTCTTTGTTATCTCCTCTGCAACCTCACTTTAGGTCACGAATACTCCCTTGTGCGCCGAAGAAAGTGGTCCATATCTCACCCATGGTTCGGTATAGTCCCTCTTGACCCAATCTGTTGATTGCGAATGGGTCACCAGTCTCAATTCCGCTCTCGAAGTACTGCGTTGGTATTGCAGTGCTAAAGTAGAGGTAGTCTGTGTCTAGGTAGTAAATCTTGGATAGGTTTCCGTCGTCGTCCATGTCCTTGGTTGGGATGATTGGTACACCGTTGTAGGTTGCGACGATGAATCCGGCTTCCATACCGGGAACACCCTTCACACCGTTGTAGGTTGGTGTAACTCTCTTCTCTTCCATGAACCTCTGCTGGGACTGTAGCAGTTGCTGTAGTCTCATTAGAGTGTCGTATCCAGTTAGCATGACCTTGGGGTTTCCACCACGCTCCCAGATTTGCTGGAACAATGTGTCCAGTTGGTCTAGGGATAGCGTTCGGTCAGTACCGCTGCTGTCACAGTTGACTTCTGCGTCAGACCATGAGTTGGCTGACCTGTCGATGCTGTATAGGTCCATGTCTGCGTCTGCGCTTACGTGGGTTGAGCCGCCTCCCATTGCTGAGTGGCTTGCAGTAACTCGGTCCAGTGACTCGAAGTTGTTTGCTGCTGGTGTGTCGACGTCCGTTAGGAGCATCTTGTTTACCATCTCTGCGTGGTGCTTACCCATCTCTTCCTTGAGGACTGCTCGGATGTCTCCCAATCCGTCGTCCCTGTCTGCTAGGAAGATAGCGGTCTCAGACATATCGAACGTGTGTGCGATAGTCTTTGGCTTTGCAGCAATGTGCTGGAAGGTAGGCTTCACAGTGTCAGGTAGTATTGCATTCTCTGCGACACCACCGTGGACAACACCTGCGTTTGGCTTGTCTGTGATAACTCTCCAACCGCTCCTGTCCCAAGGTCTCTTGGGTAGGATGCTGAAAGCGTTGAACTCTTGGTTTAGTTGCGACCAGACCTTGCGACCGTAGATTGCTTGGTATGTACCAGCAGTCGTGGACAGCATAGGACTGTCAGCCTTGAGCAACTCACTACCGGAGTAGGAGTAGCCCATTGCGTTTCCGGCGCCATAGTAATAGCGCTCCATGTCAGTTATTGTTCGTACGTAATCTCTTGCCATATTTCTTCACCTCTTATTTACTCCGGGTTGAATGCCCTGTTAGCCAGATTGTGGACTTCACTCCATGACATCTTGGCTAAATCATCTGTTGAAGGCACGCTGACTGCTGGCTCTGCTGACTTCTGAATGGTTTCACCCACTGCTGGTGCAACGCCTGCCTCGATTCTCTCAGTCAGTGCTTCAATTGATTTCTGTAGGTCTGCTAGAGGACCACGTGCATCGTATGCTGCGGCCTCGGCTTTTGCGATTTCCTCTTGTCGCTCACTCGCGTAGCGGGAAGCGAACTGCTGCTCAAGGCTACCCCTGAACTCTTGCTCCATTGCGGCAGCCTTGTAGACCTCGTATGCGGCCTCTACGTCTGCCTCACTAACAAGCGCTGGGTCTAGGTAGTCAGATTTCTTGACTTCTTTCTCACCACCACCAGTGCCTAGTTTCCCTATGGCACCGGTCGAAGGAGCACCACTCTCTTGTGCTCGGCCTTTTACCTGACCACCGAAGTAGTCAGCACCGTCCCCAATGGACTCTGGTGTGGAACCCAAGTTTGCTTTGGCGACGTCATCGAAGTGGGCTCTTGCCGCATCGATGTCGACTCCACCGCTCTTCAGGGTGTCTTCCATCCAGTTAAGGTAGTCAGAGGTGATGATGTCTGAGAATTCGTCAGATTTCTTGGCGTCGTCTCCTTTGTCACCGTACATCATCTTCTCTTTGTCGTCCTCTTTCTTGTCCTTGTCCATCATGGCCTTCTCTTTGTCGTCCTTGTCCATGTCCTTGCCTTCTTTCTTGCTTTCCATGTGTTCTTTCAATCCTTCAGGCATGGCACCCTTCTCCATGGAGTCGAGCCTACCTTCTAGACGAGAGAGCACATCGCTCATCTGTTTCATCATGTCGTCGTTTTCTTCTGTCATGTTTTTTTCACCTGTGTCTTCTTTCAGTATGCTAAAAGTTGCTTCTGGGTTTATTCCTTTTTCACAAATAGTGATTTCGTGTAGTTCAAGTTTACTGATTTCTTGGTAGTCGCCCCTTTTTGGGTCCGATTTCCTCATTCGCTTGAATGCTTGGCCTCCGATGCTGAATCCCCTTAGACTTCCCTTGCGTATTTCCGCTGAGACTTCCTTGGCCTTCTCGATGTCACTTCTTAGTTGTACTACTACAAACATCCCGACATCGTCGACTTCGCTTTTCCATAACCTCCCTTCGCTATCCGTGTAATTTGGAATGACTTCTCCTACCTGTATGTTTGAGTGCGCTAGTTGGACATTCCTGTATTTTGGGTCTTCCATGAATTTGGAAAATGCGTCCTTCAATGCCCCCCTTGTGATTATATCGCCCTGCTTGTCAACCAACTCGACACTGGCGTAACCAGCGACAATGAGGTCGTTACCACCTTTGAGGAGGTTAATCGACTCATCTCTTCTGAGTAGTTGCTCACTTAGGACCACTGACCTTGCGTTGGTTTGTCATACTACTTATACCGCTCGCAGTACTAACTGCAAGGTTTCATACATCAGAATCGTCGTACTGCTCTTCCTTTTCCTTCTTTTCCTTGGGTTTCTTAGGATAGTCAGACGGCTTTTCTGGGTCCTCCTCTGGTCTCTCCTTCATGTCCCAGTCAGGAATAGCGTGCTCAGATGTCAGACTCGTAGGGCCTCTGGGGCTGGCGATGTCAGAACCAACGTCTATCCCCAATGCTCTACCACCACTCATTGGGTAGTGACCGCTGCCTGTTGCTTTCTCCAGAACCTCCAGTGCCTTCTCCATCACTAGCAGAGCCTTCAGGGTGTCTTTTGGTTTCAACAAGATGTTCTTGTCTTTCTTGGGTTTTAGCAAACCACCACTCTGATGGTCTATTCTGCGAGCACGCTCATCGGTCATGCCCTCGTCGACTTTTTCTTCTTCCAAATCTGCTATGTCGAACTCCTCTTTCAACAACTCATTGAAACCTTGTCGCCAATAGGGTTCTAGACTGTTAGCGAGTTTCAGGGAATAATCTGACTTGGTCACACTACCTATGGCAGCCATGGGATTCACTGGCTCGTTGTTTACTATCTCATACTTTACCAAGTCCTCTGGTAGGTGTATGATGAAGTGACCCCTGTCAATCTCCATGGCAAAGGGGATGTGTATGTCTTCCTCCGCCTTTGCTAGTAGGACCCACTTTGGATGCCTCTCCTCTCCCTTCATGTACGTGGACTTAGCATCCCTCAAGAGTAATTTTTGCCCATCACCACCAAGGTCCTTGATAGCATCCTCAAAGCCAACCTCATCAGTGACACGTATGGACTCAGGGCTAGGAACATGAACAGGCTCATGACTTTCGAACTGTCCCCTCAGTAACTTGACTCGCTCTCTAGTGGTGAGGTCAGTGACGTCTGTCTCCTCGTACAGCATTATGTCGTTTATGTGCAAATCGTCACCGACTATGGTGCAATCGATGACATAGTCCCTCTCGCAGACCTTCCTGAGTGATGCCCTCATCTCATCATCTACACCGACTTTCTCGCCATCCTCGTCAGTGATGTCTATTCTTTTTCCCTTTCTCTTGACTTTCACTCTCTTGCCATCGTGATACTTCGATATGACCCATTCACCGGTAAAGCCCCGTAGTTGCTCCATGTCCTCAATCTCAAATATTCTGTGAAGCGGGTCAATGAGTGGGAGTTCTTTGGGTAGTTCCGCTTTGAGCATCTTGCCAATCGTATTGAAGTCGTCAACCGCCGCCATACCGGTATTTGGGTTTATTCTCATCTGGTTGTTCTGCAAGGCAGAAAGTTGTGATAGGCCGGGGCTGGAGAGCAGTTGACTGACATACCCCGGACTGTCTTGAAAGAGAGCCTCCATCCAAGGTACGCTGACTGAGTTTAGCAATTGCTCATTCGGCATGTTGGTACCAACCATGGGATTACCTTGTGAGTCAAACTCATGACCGATGGTCGGGGACATAGAGTATCCGTGGTCCATTCTGCCTGAGTTGTAGGTTGGCACTACCATATTGCCCTCTAGACTGGATGCTGGCCTTATCGGCACAGTCATCTTACCATGGACTGGTTTTGTTACACCGCCAGCACTGGCATCTTCCAGAGGACCGGATTGTCCCTCGTCAAATGTGTAGATACCATTTGACATCGCTTGGTGGTATGCTTTCGTTCTTTTTGACGAGGCCCACATAGGCAAAGCGCCTCGGCTTGTTTTACCTCTGGGAGGCAATGGATGAGGGTGCACTTCTAAACCGTATGCGGTTAAATCACCTCTTTCTCTAAAGTTTGGATTTCCTAACTGAGTAAGCGTATTCATCGCTGCATACTCGGGAACCCCTCTGTTCAATGGGACAGAGTCTTTGGAAAACGGATGCTCCTCGAAATCCCCGATATGCTCCCTCATTGGTCTGTCTATGTCCTTGAACTGTGAGAAGTCTCGACCGGCGATGTCTTCACCCATGCGCAGTATCTGTCCAAATGTGGCGGCTTTAGTGGGACCAACTAATTTACCCAGCATCTCCTCAACTTGGGACCTATGGGCATCGTTGTCACTGTCTGGCATCTCAAGTAATTTCATGGCCTCATCGACACTCATGTCAGGATTCAACTCAACAGCATTGTCCCTGAGTGCGGTTGCTAGTTGCTTGTGTGGAGACTCCTGTCCTCTGTTTTGCAGCACCTGCTCCAGACTGTCCCTCGTCTCTTCCCTCTCATGATAACCAATAGTGGAGAGGTCATGGTCACCGTCCACCATCATACCACGACTAGCGTCATAAGCCAAGCGCATGATGTTAGCCATCGCGGTGACAGGGTCGTCAGTGTTGAAGGCATCGGGGTTCTCCTTGAGTATACCCGGTAGTAACTTTGTTCTGGCATATGCTGCTTTAGCCATTAAGTCAGCCTCCAGTTTTTCATAGAAATCATCACCAAATCTACCATAAGCATCCTTACGGGTATCGAGTTGGCTCATCTCTATATTTTCTTGAGCAGCCCTTAGCCGCTCCATGTCACCTCTGAGAATCCTCAATTCCGCTTGTCTGTTTTTTGTGGGTATCTCACCAGATTCGATTTGGCTGATACGGGCCTCTACTTCTAACATCTCACTTAGGATGTTTCTAAATTCTTGAGTTTCACCAATGTTTTTCTTTTCACCAACCAACGCGAGATAATCAGAGTGAAGGTCAGGCCTTGGGCCAAATTCTGGATTTTCATACAGTTCCTCAAAGTTTCTAACTAATTCATTTGAAGGATTGGCAGGATTACTGCTCCTGCTAAGAGAAAAATTCAATCTTTCAGCAGCCCCTGCTCTGTTCATTAATGAAGCATCGCCCCTCGTAGAACCTATGCCAGCAAAGGGGTGGCTTTGTTGGAAATCTGCCGCAGTCTCCCTATTGAATTTTAAATCTTGGAAATGAGTATCCTCAGTTGGTAACTCATCATGGAGGCTCGCCATGAGTTCTGGGAAGTAAGTTGTTAAGTCATCTGTGTAATTGTTATGAGCGCTTCTGCTTTTACCGCGTTTACCGACAGTTCTTTTTGAAACACCGTGTCTAGTCGATATCTGTGCAGGTGTGAGAGGAGTTGATTGCTCAGAAGCAAGGGGACTGATTAGCAGACCTCCGTATGCACCGACATTGTCATTACCGAAAATGGATTTATCGGAGCCTGCAAATGTGAGATACTTAGAGAGGAACTCGTCGTACGTTGCTGGGTCCTTACCAAGACCGCCCCTATCACCGAAGTACTTGGTCATCAAGTGACTCAACCCCCTTCTCTTGCCGTCCATGAAGATGTAATGGTCATCATGACCATCTGGTAGGTCAGATGCTCTAGGTGGCGCATGGCCCGACCTTAGGAATCCCTTCGCATTCTTGATATCCTTAGACTGCATACCCAAAGAGACACTTCTGTCATATTGTTTCAGTGCTCTTTCAACGTCATCCTTGGACAACAGAGGCCCTTCATATAACTCACCGGGGATGGTCGGATGTTCATTTAGTTCATTCAGTTCACTGTCGTACCCGGCGAGACTCAGAAATCCATCTCTGGATAGTTGCGCCTGATTTGATTTGTTAGCGTGGGCTAGAAACCCCTCTGCTGGAGAATCACTCGTCTCCAAATGTGCTTTGACATACGGGTGATTGACATCATCATGAGCAAATAATTCACTCAACTGTGTAATCTCATCAGGGTCTTCTGCGTTTTTATTGAGCACTGAGTTTAGTGATTCCAGTAACTTATCGTGAAGTTTTGCCTCTCTCAGAGCGGTTGCCATACCACCTTCAGTACCTTTGAATTTAGTGTCATCCTCGGATTCTATGGTCTTTGGAACGTTAGAGGGTCCTGACTTTTGACTCCTGCTGAACCAGTGGTACTCAGGACCAGCGTTCATCTCTAGGTTCTTCTTGAGTCTAGTCATGGGGTACTCCTTACCATCAGACAACTTGACTAATTGATGCTCAGGGTCATCAGTCGTATGCTTGTCAATATGCTGAAGGACCTTGGTTCGGTCCTCCGGCTTCAAGAAGTACAAGCCTTTGAACAGAGTGTTCCAACCCATAGAATGGCTGTGTCTCATCCTATATGGCTCAGCATCCTCTGGTCTCTGAGTCCTGAGGTCAGCCGCCTCTTGCTCAGTCAAACCTTCGGTCGGGTCAACAATAGTGGTGGTAGTACCACCTAGTGACATCTTGTCCATTCTGTCCTTGAAGTGCTGCATCTGCATGGCTCTCTCCTTGCTGTCCTCTGATAATCCAGAGAATTTTTCCTCAAGAGCAACCATATCAGTGGCCTCCTCTTCCTTCCATCTTTCGTAGTCTTTCATACGTGTTGTTTCCATGTGGTCATATGGGCTATCCGCATCTTTTGACTTAGGACCACCGAAGAAGGAGAAGGCTCTCTCACCCTCACGTCTATCGACGCTATCGTAAATCGGAGAGCCTATTCTCCTGTGATGCTTTTCGTGAGCGTCCTCGGCTCTCATGGCTTGCTTAGCAAATGACTCCTCCTCAGGGGCTTCTGCCACTTTCTCGTGGAAGTCGTCTTCCCACCAAGGTGTGCTATCGTGCCCAAAGTACTTCTCGAAGAGCATCGACTCGTACATTGGCCTACCAGTAACGACGTTCTTCATTCTCAAAGGGTGAACATCTTCGTGAAACGGATGATGAACAGGATAGTTCTCTTCAGCATCGGGTTTGGCACCGGGCCATTCACCATGCGCCATGCCAATGTCGTGATTGCCGGTTATTCTGTCCTTCATCCCTATTACTTGTCCCCTTTCATCAACCTCAGGTATCGTATAGGGGTGACTGGTCACATACTGAGATAGAAGTCTAGAGAGGTTCCTTTCCCCAAGACCGAGGGTTCTCTTTTTTCTTCTACTCTCTTCTGCCTGCCTAACCTCTGGCAGACCAGCGAATCTACGCTCATCGCCCTCAAGCATCTGAATTAATTCGTTTGGTGATAGCCTTTGTTTTAGGATGTCAGTAGCGGCCTTCAAACAGAGTAAATCGTCGTTCGTGGCCTCATAGTCTATGCCTGAGCGTATGATGTTGTCAACGGAGAGGAGGTAGTGACCTGCTTCTTCCTCGTAATCATATCCTAGTGTTATTGATTTGAGAAGGTCGATTCTGTTTCTTTCAAGAACCTCTAGACCGTCCTCTCGCACTTGACCACCTTCTCACCCCATCGACGGTGCATATTGCGGACATTGACTTAGGCTCATACCTTCGTGACCCGGAAGTTTACATCCCTCGTATGCATTTGCACCACATCTCACACAGGGGCTCATCACGGCTGGTGCCTTAATCACTGCTACCCTACCCATGTTTATCCCTCTGTCATATGACCGGGGGCTGGGTTGTCATGGGGGTTTTGATTCCTGTTTAGGGACTCCAAGTTCACACTCGATGAGGATGCGCCTTTGTTAGCGACGTCCTCAGAATCTAGCAGGCTGTTGTTCGTGCTGTACTGCTGATGATATGTGTTGCCACCGGTTTCAATCATGAACTGAGTGGTCTCGGGATTTGTGTTGAAGGTCTGTATCTTGTGTTGTGAGCCTTTCTTCATGTCGACCTTTTCCATCTTGCAACCCATCTTACACATGCCCTTTTCCAACTTCTCACCACAGGATGGGCACATACCCTTCCCTTTCTCGACCTTACCGTGAGCCTTGTCGCATTGTGCTTTCTGTTTCTCAGAGCACTCGGAGTACTTCTTGCCGAAGTTCTTCATGCAGTATTTGTCTTTCTCGGCCATGCTGGCTTTCTTGGTTTCGTCCTTGGCACCCTTGCCATCTGCTGCGAATGCGGGAACTTTCTTACCCTCATGAACAACCATGTCCAATTTTTCAGCC